TGACACCGGCGGACCACATGATGCTCCTCCAAACATAGTCCACATTTGTGCACTTCCCAACGAAGTCATGCCCGTATTACGCGCATATGGTTGCTCCAGCTTCATTCACCTCTTGGCTTCGGCTACACATCAACGTAATTCTTTAAAGGAGAATTTATGAAAGAAATATTTAATTCAATCGAACATTTGAAAGTTTGTCTTGTAGGTCAAGTTACCTATAGAGATAGGCTCCTTTTTCCAGTAATTAGTGGTTTAAATTATAACGAAACTACTAAATTAATCGAACATATTGTGAAAACATATGGTCAAGTTCGTGTACGTCAAAACAGTGAGACATCTGTTTCGATTAGCATGGGAGAACAGCTAGATAGCCCACCCTTGGATTACAAGCTAAAATCTCAATTAATTCATGACCTTGTCGAAAACACTCTTGTACTTATGAAACAGCCACAAACTGGCCGTGCTCGAATATCTCAAGATAAACCGTTACATTCACTTTCAGACGAAAATTCTGCTATGAAAAGTTTAGGGGGTTATCATGACACTCATTCTGCCTGAAGGTGCTGTTGAAGCTACAAAGATATCTAAAAAACTTCTTTTAGGCTCAACTCAAGACAAATTTCTTGCCATCTGTGTTGTTGGTAAATCAGATTTAGCCGTAACCGAATTTTCGAATGAACAATATGAATTACTCGAACCTGTCCTAAAGTCATTCGGAGTTGATTACAAAGTTGTAATCAATATACCTGGTGTTGTTTCACCATCCTCGTTCATTTTCGAGGAAGCGATAGATAAGATTATATCGTATGATGTATTAGAGTTAAAAGAGAAGTCTGATGCGGATAAATTATTTGATGATCTTCAAGAAGAAGAGGTTCAAGACTTAGAAGATCTCTATTAGATGTCAGTATTTACACCTGAAGAGGGTCGGGTTTTTGCTACCCAATCGAAAAAACGTATGTTTAGCTATTCAAACGCTGGTAAAGCGTTTAGCCGAGTATTTCGTTCGTCTCCTGTAGAAGTATTTCCCGGTATTAGTTCATTTGATCCTACTTTTCTAAACTTTACGAGCAAGTTGTCTTACGAGCTTCAATCAAATTTCCAGTCAACCGTTACTGACTCAGGTTTCTTTGATGCAGATGCAATTAGTACAAATTTCTATGAACTGAATACAGTAGCAGGAATGAAGATGTCTCCAATTGGTTACGCACTTATTGGTAACGAGAGATTTAGAGATGAGAATGGTCTTGTCCGAGGTTTTTCAACTCCACGACATGAGCAAATCTTCGACGAAATGATGAGATTAAAGTATGATGGTTTCGATCCTGAGGCAGTTGGCAAAATAGCAAAAATGAGTTCTAGTGGTTTTCCACTTTTTAGCTCAGATATTGGCTATAAACACCAACATTTTGGTCTAATTGCTGATAATATAGATAAGGTACTCGAAAATGTTATGCAAGGTAAATTCGAGGACAATTTTGTTAAATTTGGATTAACAGCCGCGTCTACGCTCTCAGTTAGATCTCAATATGATAGCTTTATACCTTCATCTAGTAAGTTTGGCTTTGAGCCAAAGGCAAGATTTGTGAATGATATCGATTACGCAACAAGTGGTGGCCGTCGTGGTTCAAGATTTCATGCTAATAAGTCAGTTACTATCGATGGATTTAACTACCCTAACAAATCAACCACTCGAAGTCGCGAAGTTAATGCAAAACCTTCAGCCTACAATAATGTTGGCACGGCTGTTTTTGAGGGGCTGAGGACATACGGGGAACATAAATACGAGAAAACATGGAAGCATAAAGGGCGCGAAGATATTCAAAAGAAAATCGATGGCTTTGATCATGTACTAGGGCTCGATGTTACCCAATACGATCAATCATTTCCACAATGGTTATTCGATGAATGGATCAAACGGCTCCCTGTTACTGAGAAGTTTATTCGTTACGCTGAAATGGGAATGTTAGCTCCTAGTTTCTACTCCTCAAATGGTGAAGTTGCAGACCCGTTATGGACTGGAAATCCTTTTGATCCCGACTATTACACACAGTACAAAGGATTACCTTCAGGAATTTTCTTTACATCTATGCTTGGAAAAGATGGATTTACATTTGCAGCATTATGTATGATCGATGACATCACGTCTGATGTGTTAGGAAACATAGACACTATTTTACGTCACAAACATCCCGATTACGCAATTTCAAACATGGGCGACGATACAATTATTCATTCCAATTCGATTTCTTTATTGGAGAGGCTTAGAATGAAAGCAG